GAACTCCCATTAATCCGCACAATCTTTCTTTTGCTGTTAGGCATTTAAGTCCTAAATCATAATAAATATGTTCATTTGCAAGTGTAATTGTTGGTGATATACCATCAGTATGAAAAATTCTATCACGTTGATGACCCATTTTAATACCATTACTGCTTGATAATTCAAGTTTATTAGAATATATTATTCCACTTGGTGTTTTTGTTTTTTGAATTTGACCACTATTCAAAAATGCGTTGTACGAAGTATTACAGATTGATCTTCTATGTGAAGTATTTATATCGATAATATCATTAACAGTTTTATTTGTGATATTTGTTTGTACAGGAAAACTAAATTTACCTTTCTTAAGGTAGACATCTTTTCTAATCAAAACAATAAAACATCGTTCTCTGTTTTGAGGAACATCAAAATATTTAGCATTAAGATTATCATAACACCATTCATATCCTAAAGAATCTAAAGTTTGCGTTAATTGAACAACATTTTTTGGACTCATAATTCCTGCAACATTTTCCATTACTGCAATTTCAGGACGCAATTTAGAAATAAGTATCATAGTTTCAATTGAAACATTTCCTTTAGAGCTTAAAAATCCAAGTCCATTACCTGCTGTACTAAAAGATTGACAAGGACAAGAACAAATAATAAAATTTATTTTGGATTTGATTAATTTTTTCATATCTTTTTTAGATATGTTAGTCACATCAACCAATCTCCACTGTTTGCCCCAAATAATATCATGTGCGTCTGCGACTTTATTATTGATTTCGCAAAATCCTATTTTATTATAGGATAAACTTTCTTTATTTAACCCCATTTCTGGCATATCTACTCCAGAACAAACAGATAAAATGTTTGGTACTATCTTATTCAGAATCATAAATTTATAAAATTAAGTAAATAAATTGTTTATTGTAATATCAAAGATAAGAAAATTACTGAAATAAAAAAAAATTATATTAATCCACGTTTTTTTAAGTCATCTTCTGTAATAATAACAAATTTTATATTTCTTTTTTCACACCACTCTTTGGCATATGCCCATTTGTGAAGATTTTTCTTAAATGTTCTCAATGAATATTCAAAATTTTCTAACATTTTAAGTGTTTGTTTAACAGGTTTCTTAGGTGTTTCTGTTTCAGCTTTTGGTTTAATTTCAATCAGGAGTCTATCATAAGTTTCATCATCACCTTTTTTTGTCATTTCAATATAAAAATCTGGATAATAGCGATGTGTTTCTAATTGTCCAATATCATTTTGTATTTGATAAGGAATAGCTAAATTTTCCGCACTCCATTTTTTAATATTATCATTAAAGTCACAAAATCTACAAAAGGCAAATTCCCAAGAGCTTCTATAAACTAATGTTGTTGGATCTCCCATATATTTATCTGGATATTGTAATAAATAATGTCCTTGGTGATATCTACCGCCTGAATTTTTACTTCTTATGTTTGAGCTATTTGACATTTATTTTTTCTTTTGTTTCAATCCGTCTATGAATATAGATTCGTATAATTTATTTAATTTTTCTTTTCTAATTTTATTTTCTTCTGGATCTGTAAATTTTTCATTAAGCAAATCTACACTATATAATTCCCTTGCATTTTCTATTCTTTGATTAAAAATTTTATTTTCCATGTTAAAAGAATTATTTTTTAAATGAATTTGGATTTGGTGGATCTTGTATGCTTTTATAATTATTATTTATCTCTATGTAGTTTCCCTTATTTTTGGTTGCTACATCATACATACTATTGAATTGTTTATAACTTTGTGTTGTTATGTCTTGATATTTAATATCTCTAACCAGCATTACAAATGATTCATAATTTTGTAAGGTTCCATTAAAATCGTCGGTTGTTGGATTTGGTGTAGAATTAATATAACCTTCCCATCTAAACTTATCTCTTAGGCTCATAAGTAATTTTATTGTTATATATTAAAATTTAAAAGTCATTTAAATATTATGCAAACCTCTACCTTCATTTGAATGACTAAGACTAATCATTTTAGGTGTTTCTTGATTATTCTTTTTTTGATATAATTCTTTTAAACCTTGTGCAATACCACGTTTACATATTTCTGAAAAATATGGAAATGCCGAATTATATTTTTTTTCATTAAAATTCACCCAATTTTGAAACATAGACAAAATGCCTTGTTGCATACAATCAAATTTGTCTTCAGGTGATTTATATTTTCTTTCGAATTTTTTGATCATTTCTTCACCAATTCTAATCAGCATTTTTTCTGATTTCTTGGTTAATTGACCTTTTCCTTTGCTTACGACGATTTCAAAATAGAAATCGATATCATCTACATATCGAGCCATTAATAGGATTGTTTTTTGGTAAAACTAATCTGAAGCCTAAAATTTGCCTTTAAAACACATATAGGTATGGACCTATGTAGATGTGTCACATGTATAGTTATAAAAATAAAAAAAGTTTAAAAAACTTTTTTTAAGCATAAAAAAACGCAACATTATTAAAATGTTGCGTTTTTAAATTAAAAAATTAAAATAATTATAGAATCATTCTTTTTGCTTTTACTTTATCTTGTTTAACAACTTTAAGATTTTCATATAATTCATGTTTATATAAAAGTAAATCCTTAAATGTCTGTGATAATTTATCATCGCTATTTACAAGAATTTCATTTTCTTTAAGTAATTTTACAGAATCATCAACTTCTTTAATTTTTTCTTCAATCTTTTTTTCTTTATCTTCTAATGACCTAAGATGTTTCAATTCTTTTGAAATTTTGTTTTCTAAAAATTTGGTTAAATCATAATCTAATTCTTTTTGAACATCATTAATTAAATCATTAGCAGAATTATATTCATAAAAAGCACAACCTGTCCTAGCATCTTTATTGTAAGTGTACATTTTATCTTTATAATTAAAAACATAACTTTCTAAATAAGGATGTAAATAATTTTCAACTTTTAATGCAATATCCAAATCAACAAATTTATCAATATTTTGAGCTGTTGTGTAACTTAAAACATAAAAATCTTTTTTAAGCCAAGGAATAATTTTTGAATTAAATAAATTTTCTAATGTTGTTTCTTTATCTAATTTTTCTTCATTTAAAAATACATCTTTGTCATTTTTGGTTGAAATGCCTAAAACTAAATTTTCATCAATCCTAAAACTTATCATATTTTCATTAATATCTGCAATTGATACTGCCTTTTCCAAAATTCTAATTTCTCTTAATTTTGTTTCATCTTTAATATGATTTTCTACTAATGTTTGTTTAATTTCCGTAGGAGTAATTAAAAACCAACGATCATTTATAAAAGCCATATTACCATCTTCAACTTTTTCAATTAAAGTATAAACTTTTGATGCCTTGCCTGAATTTGACAAATTTTGTCTCTGCATAGGATTGTTCATATAACCATTTAAAAAGCCTTTTACTTCTGGAATCCAATCATGAATTACTAATTCATTCAAAATTGATTCCATTTTTGAATCATTATCTGTTAAATTAATAATATTAAGAATCGAATTTAAAGCTGGACGATACATTTGTCCATAATTTTTTCTTTCAATCTTTTTGTATAAATCTTTTAAATTGTAATTCAATGGTTCAGCTTTTAATTCTTCTTCCATTGATTCCATCAAATTTTTAACTTTATTATCCCAACTATGAGGTAAAAGTTTTTCATTTAATGATTTAATAAGTTCTTTTTCTGAATAATTATCAAAATTGTCAATATAGAATTCAACAACTCTATTCAATTCGGATTCATCAAGATTAAGATTTCTTTTAAAATTAAATAAATCATATTTTATATTTTTCATACATGTAAATTATTTTTTTGTTCTGTATCTTGCAGTTTTTTTATTTTTTTGATACAATTATGATTTATATATTAACAAAAAAATATCATTTTTTTCTATTTTAAAAATTACAATCCAAATTTGTTGGCTTGAATGAAAGGCAACAAATCTTCTCTATTTTTAGACCAATAAAGTAAATTAAATGTTAATATTCGCCCTGTACGATATAGTGGTTGCCAAAAACCAAAATTATATCTGATCTCATATGGAACATCATCAAAATGAACTGAATATCCATTGAGTTCATCAAAAGAAATTATTTTACCAATATTGCTGCTTATAAAATCATTAAAATTAGGATCTAAATTAAGAGTCGGTATCTTATTACGTTTTTTGCATATAACAAAATCACCAACTTCTGGTTCACCTTGATTTACTGTTTCAAATATTTTAAAATATTTTATCATTTATAACTATAATCCAAATTTTTGAGAATTAAATAATATTTCTAAATCTTTAAAATCATATCCCAATAAACTTATTGCTTGTTCTATTGTTAAGCTATCTATATCTTTATTTTCTCCCCAAATAGAAATTACATAGCTATTATCTTCAATCCAAAAACTTTTATTTTTTAAATCATTTTTTAAATCTTCAAAAAATACTTCTATATTTTTAATATTCAATTTTTCA